GACCGCGCAGCAGAATGTAGTGCGAAACGAGGAGCGGGAGACCTTCGACGTGCGGGCTGCACAGGAAGCGATGGGGATTGACTGGATGCCGATGAAGGGACTTTCTCAGGCCATCCCGCCTGCCTATACCGAGTTTATCGGGCGACAGCTCGCCCAACAGATTGGAGTGTGGGCGTCATGACAATCCTAATCCTGGACCCTTCGACGGACAAGACGGGGGCGGTTATTGGCCGCCTCCACCCTACTCGCCTGGAGGTTCTGGCGGCTGAGTGTATTACGGCCCCGAGGGGCAAGGCCCTTCGTGGATCGGCGGTTGAGCAGCGCTTTCAGCGGATTGCCTACATTCGTGAAACGCTGGCCGGGTGGCTGGAGAATCAGCCGCCATTAGACGGCGTGGCCTACGAGATCCACACGGGGCGAGGGCAAGCCGCAAGCGATGCGGGCTCCCAGAGCGTGGGGGCGTATTTGACGATTCCAGGGACGTTCTCGGGGAGAATCTGGGGGATTTACGTCCCGACGGCTAAGGCTGTGTGGGGCGGGATGAAGCTGAGGAGCGCGGATTCTAAGGTTGAGGTCGTGCGCTGGGCTCGCCGAGAGTTCGCGGGCGACTGGGAGGCGCATGGGCTAAGACCTTTGTCAGACGACGATGATGCTATTGCCGATGCGCTGGCTGTTGGGGTCGCCGCATGGGGTGCTTGGAAGCGCGAGGAGGCGGCAAAGTTGGCCCCGAGGCTTGTTGGGCGGAGAGGGGGGAAGTTTTGAGGCTCAGGTTTCAGGCTATATCCTCGCCGTCCTTGAGGAACCCGTCTTCGCGGGCCATGCGGAGAATCGCCTCGACGAGCAGGTCCCGCATATCTTTCTCTCGATTGGCAGCGACTTGCCGCAGGAGCTTTCGGTGCTCGGGCTTTGCCACGAACACGATTCTTACCAACTCTTCTTTACTTTCCATAGCCGCTCCAGTGTGCGCCATGACAGACAGGGCTGTCAATACACAAGTGGTACACGATACACACATGACGTATAATACACATAGAACAAACGACACGCCCCCAACCGGAAAGTTGCACTCTGGGGAGCCTGCGTTTTCGACCGTTGCCAACGAGCTTGTAGCAGGGCTCTCGGCACAAGATGGCCTGTCCCGCAAGGGGCAGCGACCCGCCGCCCAAGAGCCTGCTACCTCTTGGGCGGTTGACTTTTTGAGGTTTTCCTAATGGACTGGTTTCGCTCCCACCACGGAGCTCCTTCTGACCCTAAATGGCTGGTCGTAGCACGCAAGGCCAAAGTGTCCCCGGCGCTGGTGATCTCGACGTTCTGGATGCTCCTGGACTACGCCAGCCAGCACCAAGACCGGGGAAGCGTGCAGGGTTTTGACATTGAGGTCGCCGCCGCTTTCATGGGTGTTGAGGATGAAGAGGTACAGGCCATCCTGACAGCCCTCTCTGAGCGTGGAGTCATTGCGGACGGCAGGCTTTCCAACTGGGATAAGCGCCAGCCCAAGCGTGAGGACGATTCTAAGGAGCGAGTGCAACGCTACCGTAACGCCAAGAAGCAGGAAGAAACGCAACCCGAAGCCAGTGTAACGCAACGTAACGCAGATGTAACGCAACGTAACGACAGAGAGAAAGAAAGAGAGAAAGAAAGAGAGATTATCCCCCTTACCCCCGTGGAGCAAGAAGCCCAGACGACCACGACCACAGGAAAGGCTTTCGCTGAGAACGACCCGCTACCGCTTCACGTCCAGAACTTCCTGCAAGAGAGCTGCCCTGACTGGTGGGAGGCGCACCTTCGCCTAGCACTGGCAGGCAGAGCATTCCCCAACCACGTCGCACTGTCTAGCTACGCCATCGAGATCCTTCGCGGCTGGAAGAAGGGCGAGAAAGCGCCCCAGGCTCCGATTCCCAAGATGCAGGCACCAGAGGCTGTGCCGTCCATCCCTAGCCTTCACGACTTGCGAGCCCGTCGTGCTCGCGCTCTTGCGGAGCCGATTGGAGGCGCTGATGCTACCGCATGACATTTCTGCCGAGCAGAGCGTGCTGGGCTCGATGCTTCTTTCGTCGTGGTCCGCGGAGCAGGTCCTGCCGATTCTCACGCCGAGTGATCTTTACCGGCTGGAGCACCAGCGCATTTACCGGGCCATCGTGGCGGTCTCGGAGCGTGGCGAGGGAATCGACCTAGTGACGGTGCGCTCTGAGATGCTGCGCGAGACCGGCAATGATGACCCGGCGATTCTCTACCTGCACGACCTGATCAAGGCGAGCGTGGGGCGTGGCAACGTGGTGAGTCAGGCTAGGGTGATCCTGGAGCACTCGACTCGCCGCCGACTTAACTCCGCCGCGCAGGAGATTATCCAGCAAGCCGCAGACCTAGAGAAGCCACTGGACGAGATTGTGGCGCGGTCCGAGAGCATTCTCTTGGACTCGACCATTGCCCAGCGTGGGGGCGATGGCTACTGCCTGGCCGCCTCGCTCTTGGACGAGGTTCTCGCTGACATGGAGGAGCGATCTCGCCGCACGGGCCTGCCTGGAATCTCCAGCGGAATCTCGGGCTGGGACTACCTCACCCAGGGCATGGAGCGCGGAAACCTCTACGTGTTCGCCGGGCGTCCTGCGATGGGTAAGACTGCCGCCGCTGTCTCGATTGCTGCCGCTGCGTGTCGCCAAGGGCTTCGCGTGGCGTTCTTCTCGCTGGAGATGCCCAAGAAGCGCATGATCGAGCGCTTGCTGGCGGGCGAGGGCGGGATATCGCTTCGCAACATTCGCAGTGGGCACCTGACCCCGGAAGAGTCGCGGATTCTGCCCGAGGTCGGGCGCGCAATTTCGCAGTACAAGCTCGTGATCGACGATACCACGGCGCTGTCTTTGCCTCAGATCGTTTCTCGATGCCGACGCATTCGCACGGACCTCGGCGGGCTGGATATGGTCTTTGTGGACTACATCGGGATCATGCGGCCCGACAGCCAGCGCAAGGCCGGGACCCGCGCCGAGGAGATATCCCTGATCGCCAACGGGCTCAAGGCCGCCGCCAAGCAGCTCGATGTGCCCATTGTCGCACTGGCGCAGATCAGCCGAGGGGTGGAAGGGCGCGAGAACAAGCGCCCGATGCTCTCGGACCTCAAGGAGTCAGGCGGGATAGAGGAAGCCGCCGACGTGGTGACCGGGCTTTATCGCCCGTGCTACTACCAACCCCAAGAATCCCAGCCCCAGACCGGAGGAGAGCCCGCCGAGTGGATCGTGCTCAAGTGCCGCGACGGAGAACCCGCTACTGCCAAGGTCGCCTACTTTGGCCCCTACACCCGCTTTGAAGACATGGAGGATACCGATGGTCACTAACCCAGGGGCACTGACTCCCCTCTTGCTGGAGTTCCCGGTCATGCAGGAGCTCGACGATGCCAAGCGCATCTTTGCCGAGTACGCCATTCTTGGCGGGATGCTCAAGGCCGAGGAGCGCTTTATCCGCGAGGGGGCTAATACGGACTGGACGCACCCCATGAGCGAGGCAATAGCCAGGGCTTGCGTTGAGGCGTGGGAGCGCCACGGGGCAGACTCGAATGAGGCTTGGCACTGCAACTGCTCGGCCTACCTGATGCGCTACGCGGGGCGGTCTCCTCTGGTGGATCAGGACATGTACGCCTGGATCACCTACCTCATGGGAATTTACCGGATGGCTTTCCCGGAACAAGAAGCCGAGGAGCAAGGAGCAGAATGAACATCATCATCATCGACACCGAGACCGGAGGCCTCTCCCACGAGGGCACCGCACTGACCTCGATCGGAGCTCTCGCGCTTCGCCTGGAGGGCAATCGCCTCTTGCCGCTGGAGGGCGACGAGAAGATCCGCGAGTTTGAGGTTGCAATCCGGCCCGATCCCTCGCTACGGCTGGAAGATGCCGCGCTGAAGGTCCAGGGCCTGACTCGTGAAGAGGTCATGGAGGGCAAGGGGCGACTGAGAGAGGCGGAAGCACTCTGCCGTCTTCGTGGCTGGCTCGATGAGGCGAACTTCATCAGCGGCGAGTGGCCTATCTGGGCGCACAATGCCGAGTTCGACCGAAACCACCTCGGGGCAGCAATCCGAAGGCTAAGCCCGCGGCCTTTGCGGGAGTTCACGGAGATCTGTGGAAGGGACTCGACTTGGGCCTGCACCCGCTACGAGGCCCAGAACGCTGTGGCCCTGCGCTGCATGGAGCGGCCCAAGGGCGACGGGGGCGATATCAAGCCGGGGTTCAGCCTCGATGCGCTGTGCCATCACTTCGGGATTAGCCGAGAGTCGCGGCAAGGCGGACACGGGGCGCTGGTGGATGCAAAACTTTGTGCGAGAGTGCTCGCCAAGCTCGTGAGCGCTGGAGGGAGGATTTGATGTCAAGAAACAAGCGGGCGGCGGCGATCGTCGCCCTTACGCAGTCGCAAGTCTCGCGGCTTTTGGGAATCCCAGAAACGATTCGCCTCACGGGGATCGAGTATAGCCCGGCGCGTCAGTCGCTGGTCATGGTCCTGGAGGGCGAAGGGCTTCCCTTGGTCGATGAGGGGCTGATGCCCACCGCGATTGAGGTCGATGTGCTGGGGATTCTCTTCCCCAAGGAGGTGCAGGGTGCCTGAAGTTGAAGAAGTGAGTCTTGGCGGAGTTTCGGAGATTCGCCCAGCCTACTACGGGCCGGGCGGAGTCTATGAGCCGGTGAACGTGATCGACGCATGGAGCCTCTCGTTTCGAGTGGGGACGGCGCTGGCCTATATGGCTCGGGCTGGCAAGAAGCCGGGGGTGAGCGCGATTGAGGATATCCAGAAAGCCCACACGTTTTTGGGCATGGAGATCGCCAAAATTCGCGAGGGCGGCGGAGATATTGCCCAGAAGCAGAACAGCCAGGAGGCGGAAGAGGCCGGAGAAGGTGGCAAAAACCGGTTGAATATTGGCGATACGCCCCCGCCGCGACCTTCGACCCGTCCGGGGACGCCAGAGGGGGCTAATATCGAAAACGAGTGGATTAAGTCGTCGGGGATATTTCTTGCCCAGAATCGTAAAGCCGAGGACCTAAAAAAGGAACTCGGGGACGTATCCTTGGCCTTCGTCACTGACCCTCACCAGCGTCCTGCCGTCTTGGCAGTCTGGACCGGGTGCTTGCTGTCCATGCCATCCCTGGAGTGGCGACGGCTTCTCATGACCCTGCCGATTGAGGCGAGGCGCGAGATTATGGCGGCGAATGTGGACTGGTTTCTGGAGAGGCTGGATAAGGCCGAGGGCGGATGGGAGAAAGTGGCGATGGATGTCGTCAACGGGGCTGAGGACGGCTACGAGGGGATGCCGATGGGGGGAAGGCCGTGAGCGACTACAAACCAAAGCCAATCGGCGTGCTAACCAAACACGTTTGGCTTATCAATCGCATGGAGGCAGTGAGCGCGGCTATCAATCGCTACTCGGCGGCGGGTGAAGAAGTCCCCGATGCCTGGGTAAGCGAAATGACTTGGCTTCAGGTGCAGATTAGTGCGGCCAAGCGGGAGAAAGAGCAGGCAGGAGGAGACCGATGACAAAGCTAGACCAAGACCGATATATCGTCGGGCGTCAGGCTGCCCACGAGGCGGCCAATGTCCCGACACGGGCAACGCTCTCGTGGGGTGCGCCTCGCGGGAGTGTGGTGCCTGTGGAGACTCCCCTGCCCAAGGCTGTGGAGAAGTCGCTGGGGCTGGAGTGGACGGGGGCGAACCCGGACGGAACTCCGACGGGGTACGTCAAGCCCGAGGAGAGCGATAAGCCCGATGTCGTGGGCGTTTCGGCTGCGCCAGCTCGCCGCGCTCTTGTTGCCCCGGATGGGACGGCGATGCCAGAGGGAACGGAGGAAGAAGACCGCTGGGAGGGACTTCGGCCTATCGTGGCGCGGGAGTGTGATGTCGATAATCGGCGAGCTGGAGGGGCTGAGTACTACGCCGAGAAGTATCCGGCCTTTGTGAAGATGGCTGAGCGCGAGATGGATGGCAAGGCGCGGGCGGCAGCTCTGGCGGCGAGTCATGGGGTGCGGGTTTTTACGAGGGAGGAGAAGTAGAGATGACTGCAAAAGATAGGACTCCAGAGCCGGGTGATGTTCTCTTGGGGCCGCCTCATCCCAAGGCCGCGCGGCCCGTGCGGCTTCGTCGGAAGATATCGGGCGTCTGTGAGATCGGTGATACGAGAATGTTCTTCTACGCCAACTACGAGGGCTCTCGTCACGGAACGGGAGTTGCCCAAGAGCGGTGGGGAGAGTGGGAGTATCTCTCTCGGGCTGATGGAGTGCCAGTCTTTCCTTTGCCTGGGGAGATGTATCAGCATGTCAAGACGGGTGGGCGCTACATGGTGATCTGCATGGCCTCGGAAGAATCTAGCGAAACGCCTGTGGTGGTTTACCGAGACGTGGAGAAGGGCGCGACGTGGACGCGCCCCGCCTGCGAGTTCCTAGATGGTAGGTTTGTGAGGCTCTAGGTATCGAGCCAATTTGCGCAATTCAGACTCCTGCGCTACAATTGCCCCATCGGACAATCGTGTCCGCGACATCGTAGAGTAGCCTCGCCCGCAAGCGAGGCTTCAGGCCACCCTCCCACCGCCAGAGACTCAACCGCACAATGAGCACTCCCCGTGTGGTAGAGGGTGGCCTTTTCGCGTTTTAGCCACGTAAAAGCCACGTCCAAGGAATTCGCCCATGCCAACCCGCTTGCCTGGCCGCCGGGCAGCGCATCGAGGCGGAGCCTTAAAAGCCTGGGAGAAGGCCCGTATCGAGGAGTGGCTTATCGAGGGCCTCTCGGTCATGGAGGTCTATGCCCAGTGCCTAGACAATGGCATAGAGCCCCCCATTGAGCACGCCCTTTATCGAATCCTCAACTCCGAGCCTGTCCAGACGGGCCTTCGTGAGCGCAAGGCGGAGGAGTCAAAGCACCGCATAGCCCGCATAGCGGCAAGGACAGCCGAGCGGCAGGAGATCCTCAACCGGGTCAAGATCACGGTCAAGGAGAGGGCTGACGAATACGCGGGTTTTGTCCCTGGTGGCGAGAGCGGGCTGATTGTCCTGAGCGATAAGAAGACCATTCGCACCAGCGAAGTGGACTACGACACGGTTGATATCTACAAAACCGACGGCACTATCCTGGAGAACTGGCGCGGCGTCCTCTCCGACCAGGAGAAGGCCGACGCTGCCCTGAGGCGCAACCTCCGCGAGGAGCGCGACCGGACCCGCGTGGACGAGCGGCACGGCCAACAAGCCGAGATACGCGACCTGAGCGTCCAGAAGCTAGAGCTAGAAGTCGAGCGCCTTCGCGCCGAGCTGGAGGCACTACGCAAGCAAGGCGGCGAGAACTACGAGCCCCCGACCTTCCCCGCCGTGGTTGTCTCCCAGCTACCTGCCCCTGAGAGGGCGCGTGAGGCCGTGGAGGATGACGACGAGGACGAGGGCACCGACCCCGAGCCGCCTGTGATGCCAGAAGGCGAGTAAGACACTACCCATGAAAGCAAAGTCCAACAAAAAGCCTCGTGCCTCGCGACCTACTCCCCCCGCGCCTCCTCGCAACAACATCCGAGATGCTGGCAACTGCGGTGTGTGGCGCGTGAGTAACGACAAGGGATTCGGATGCAGTCGCGGATTACCCTTTGATCGGTAGGGAATGACCCGCCTCTGTGATTCCCGATGTCCCAGATAGTCCTTCGTGAGGCGGAGCGCTTCGGCCCTACCCTGCGGGGCGCGGTCGAGGTTCCACGGCTCTGGAGGGTCGCGGACGGTAGCGTAGAGCTGAGTCTGCACACCGGCCAAGTCGATGCGTGGGTCTCGACGGCCCGCTACACCTACATCCTCGCAGGAGCCCAGAGCGGTAAGACGAGCTTCTTGCCCTGGATCGGCGCGAGGAACATCCTCCAGACCTGCGACCCTAAGGGCGGGCTAAACGACTTCCTCGCCGTCACTTCGACCTTTGACCTGTTCCGGCTGAAGTTTCTGCCCGCGATGCGCGAGGTCTTCGAGGACGCGCTGAAGATCGGGCGGTATTGGCCGAGCTCCAAGGTCATCGAGCTGCGCGACCCCGCCACAGGCAAGTTCTGGGCGAGGCGCATGGACGATCCCATGTGGGGCCGCGTCATCCTTCGGGCTGCGAGCTCCAAGGGCGGGCTGGAATCAGCTACGGCGCGTGGGGCGATTCTCGATGAGTTCGGGCAGGACACGTTCACCGCTGAGGCGATGGAGGCCCTGGACCGTCGCCTCTCGCTGATTGGTGGCTGGATTGTGGGAGGCACGACCCCCTACACGGCCTTTGGCTGGATTCGGGAGCGGGTTGTCGTGCCCGCAAGCCGGATCGGGACGCCACGAGAGCGCGAGGGAGACCGGGACGTGTGCCTGGTGAACTTCGACTCTACCGCTAACCCGGCCTTCAGCGAGGCTGAGTTTGAGAGGGCGCGTCGCTCGATGCCCGCCTGGCGCTTCAATCTCTTCTACCGCGGTATCCTCTCCCGTCCAGCCGGTCAGATATTCTCCTGCTTCCGGGATCGGGACTGGAAGGACAAGGGTCACCGCGTCGCGCCCTATAAAATCCCGTCCTGGTGGCTTCAGGCTGTGGGCGTGGACTTTGGCACGACCAACACCGCGGCAGTCGTCGGCGCGATCGAGGAGGACCTAGAGGGATTCCCGACAGGTCGCGTTATCCTGCACGTCGCCTATGTGGGCAGCGGACGCCACGCCAGCGAGCACGTCGAGCGGATCACCAGCGCGGTCTCCAGCCCTGTGAGGTTCGCCGTAGGTGGCGCACCGAGCGAGGACGGATGGAGAGCGGGCTACCTCTGGGCAGGCCTGCCGGTCTATCCTCCCACCGAGAGGGACGTTGAAGTGCGCATTGACCGAGTGTTCGCGACGATGAAGACGGCCCGCCTCTTTATCTTCGATGTCCTGCGGGGCAACACGTCCAGCGGGGGCAAGGGCCTGATCGACCAGATCCTGGACTACTCCCGCGAGCTTGATGCTCTGGGCGAGGTCACAGAGCGTATCAAGGACAAGGCCAAGTACCACTTGGTTGACGCGCTGGGCTATCTGAGCGTGGGCCTTGCGGCTCTGACGGGCGTCTCTCGGCGTTTCCTACCCTTCGACCCGCGTCGCCACTGGAAGAACCGGCCCATGCAGCCCATCGACATCAAGACAGAAGCCTGGTGGCCCCGCTATGGTGGCCTCAAGTGGTCTGCGTCTGGCGCTTCTGCCTTTGTCCTGGCCGTGGCGGACCCGAGCGGAGCGCTTCACGTCGAGGGTGAGGTCATCCGTTCCGGCGCGAGCGTCGAGGAGATGGCAAGCGCGATCAAGGCGCTCATCAAGGCCAAGCGTGGCGAGGACATTGCAGGCCCCGTGCCCATCGTGGCCAACGCGGAGATGTTTGCCGACATCCCGACCCAGGGCGGCGGTCTCGTGGGAGAGTCTCCCTCCAACGCTTTCCTTCGGGCTGGCCTTGCTCTCGTGCCAGCGGACGGCGATGGGTCCAGCGAGTGGTCTGAGCTGCGCGAGCGGCTGGAGGCCTCGGGAGCGCGGAGCCTGACGATTGACCGAAGTGCGTGTCCAGTCACCTCCTGCACCCTGCTCCTCATCGAGCCGGACAAACTGGAGCCGGGACAACCTGCCGCCAACTCGCCCACCGAGGCCGCTCTCGCTCTGTGCTATCTCTTGCTGTTGCGACCTGCGCCAGCCCGCAAGGCCGAGGGGGCGAAGCTGATCGCCGAGCTCAACGAGGGTCTTGCCATCCAAGGCGAGGCCCCCATCGACCCCGAGAAGGTCAACCCGGAGCTGATGAAGATGCTCACGGGCAAGAAGAAGTAACGCTCTCTGTCAGCGTGCAGAGTGCGCGGAGGGGACTTCCCCTCTGTGGCGTCGTGAAAACCCACGGCGCAGGAGGCTCGAAAGAGCATGACCGAGTTATCTGAGAATCCCCAACTGACTGGGGAGCATGTTGCAGGCGTGACCGCTGGGCGTATTGTCGCTTATTGGCCGACGAGAGAGCAGAAGGACAAGGGACTGCGAACCGCAGGGCAGGGATTCATTCCCGCGCTCATCGTGAACGCATGGGGACAACCCGGTGTGCCCAACCCCACTCCCCTCTGCAACATTCGCCTGGAAGTGGACGAGATGAATCAGGCTGAGGACTTAGTGCCCATCTTCGGGGGGCAAGTCAAAGGCCGCACGCTAGGCTCTGTCCGATATTCCGAGGTCCCTGCCTACGGGTGCTGGACTTGGATTCCTAAAGCCTGACGAACTCAAGCCCCGACGGAGCCTTTGGCCTTGGGGCACGACCAGGGGAGCAGAATCACCTACTCCCCTGAAAACTCTTGGAAAACACCACCATGAACCGAAAGAACTTCCTAGGCCTCGCCCTGACCGGCCTCTTCGTTGCGATCCTGCCCAAGCGGAGCGAGGCGACGCCGCCCGCCAGCCCGACCGGGGAGATGGTTGAGCACGTAATTGGCGTGGACTTCGGCACCGAGGGTGTCGTGAACACCGTCGTCAGGAGTCGCGCCGAGTTGGAGGAGTTCTATCCTCGGGCCTCGACGAGCTACAACGGGCCGGACGTGGTGGTCGTACCCGCAACAAGCAGCCCTGAGGATTCGATGGCTGCCGCAACGATTGCGTCTTTTTGGTCGCACTAACCCATGCTCCTCCCCCTCGCTCTGGCCTTCCTCGCAGGCCTGGCCCTAGGATCTCTAATCACCTCCTCCCGCCGCTCGCTGGACTCGATCCGGTGGGCGGCACCTTTTTGGCGGCGTGCACCCAGAGACATCGAGACCCTGGAGATGGACGAGGACGAGATGACTGAGATTCTTGAGGCGCACGACCCGACCCCCACCCCGCCCCGGCTTAGACGGGCAAAGTAAACACTATGGCAAAGAAAACCGAATCTCCCCGCCCTGTGGCTGAGACCGAGGCCGTCGTCCCTGTCGTCGAGACTCTCGACCCCGAGCACCCGGTTCCCGTCGTGGTTGAGCCTGCCCCCGAGGTTGAGGCCGTGGCGCATGTCGCCGTCAGCGAGGGCGAGGAGTTCGCCGCGCCTAAGGCCATTCTGATTGTGGAAGATGAGCCCGCCCCGATCTCCTACACCAATCGCCTGATCACCGAGCTGGGCCTCCAGCCTGTGGCGCTGGCCTCTCGTACCTATGCCAGCGATTTCGGCCCCGGTGGCGCTGCGAGCACGTACCGCACGCTGGTCTACGACAACAACGGCGCGATTCTGGCGACCAACGAGGTCAAGTTCCAGAACGGCGAGGTCTACGACGCAAGCGCGGCCCTGGACCCTGAGACGGGCTATATCGCCCTCACGCCGTCGGGAATCAACGGTATCAGCGACTCCACCCTCCTCTCGATTGTGGCCGACCGCCTGACCGCGTTTCAGGCTGGGCCGTTCGCCTGCGAGCAGAATGGCAAGGCGCTGGCCTGTATCCACGAGGCGGCTGTGTGGCTCAATGCGCGGACAGTGGAGCGACAGACGCGAGGCGTCGAAGGAAAGCACGAGGCTTAGTTATGCCAGACTCGAAGAAGATGACCGTCAAGCAGATGAAGGCCGCCCCGGTGGTGAGCCCGCGCCAGCAGGTTCTCGACGGATCGGCCCGTGAGACTGGCCATAGCCTCGCCAACTATCGCGACGGCGAGAGCTACGAGCTTCTCAAGGACGCCAAGGCAGGAGTCGGGCATGTGGGAAACAAGCCTCTTGGCAAGCTGACCGAGAACATTTTCCCTTGGCTGGGCAAAAGGGCCATGGGCGATGAGGTCCCGCGCTACCAGAAGACCATGGAGGCGGAGTACGACAAAGTGAAGGAGAAAGACCTTCGCAAGGCTGGCAAGCCCACAGGCTACGATGCCTCAATGCGTGACACTCCTGCCACCCCGGTCTCGACCGCCGACGCGATGAAGGCCGACCAGGCCAAGAAGATGGCGACGAAGAAACTATCCTCGACCCCCATGTTTCAGAAGAAGTAAAGCCATGAAAGTCCCCAAGTGTGCTAAGTGCGGCGGAACCGATGAATGGGACACCGCCAAGAAAGAATGCGCTGTGTGCGGAAGCAAAATGCCCCCGTCGGTAGATGGTAAAACCCCGCCCACCGTCAAAAATCTCGCCTCCGCCCCCATGTTCCAGAAAAAGTAAAGCCCCATGCCTAGCCCCCTGACCCGTGCACGCGACTTTGTGACCCGTGCCAGGACAGGCATGCCTAAGGCCCCGGAGGTTCTCGACAAGAAGGACCCGAAGGCCGAGATCCTCCCCGCCGACCTCGCCACGCCGCCAGAGCTGCCAAACGAGGCCAAGCGCCGGATGGTGGAGCATATCCGCACCTGCTACAAGGCGAGCGCGGCCCACCGTCGCCAGCGGGCGTACCTCTGGGAGCAGTGCAAGCGCTTCGACGAGGGCGAGCAGTGGCTCATGATCAACGATGTCAAGGGCCTGGTCGATGACCGCGAGCTCGACGATATCAAGCGCTGCGTCACGTTCAACCATATCACCCGCCTCATGACCAAGATGGAGGCAATGGCAACCCAGAGCGAGCCCGAGGCCTACCCAGTTCCCGTAGCAGACACTCCCCTCGACCGCGAGGCGTGCCAGATCGCCGAGGCTATCGCCGCCGATGAGTACCGCAAGCTAGGAATCAACGACTTCCGCTCCCGTCAAGCCCGCTCCGCGCTGGTCCAGACCTCCAGCTACCGCTACTGGATGTGGAACAAGGACAAAGAGGCCCTCGTCCCCGAGTACGACATTGACGGGAACTTTATCCGGGCCGTGAAAGCGCCCGTTGGCGGGCTCGATGTCCAGCACCTCCCTGGTCGCTACGTGTACTGGGACCCCTCCGCCCAGAGCAAAGACGATGCAACGTGGTGCATTATCGCCCGCATCAAGCCGCTTGTCGTTCTGCACCAGACCTATGGCAAAGACGCCTACGCTGTCCAGCCGGACACCGTGCTAGAGGGCAATGGCTCCCAGCTGCGCGGCGACGAGGACAACGCGGGAGTCTTGGCGGGCGGAACGCTTAGCTACTTGGGAAACCGCAAGAGCCGACCTAACGCGGCCCTGACCCTGGAGTACCTGGAGAAGCCCAACCCCAAGCACCCCTCGGGCGTGTACGCCGTCGTGGCGGGCCAAACACTGGTCAAGCCTCCCGTGCCGTGGCCGTGGGCGGACAAAGAGCACTGGCCGCTGGCAGAGATGGCCTACCTTCCCCTCGACGATTCACCCTATGCCCAGAGCTGCGTGGAGCACCTCATCGAGGCGCAGAGCATTATCAACGAGGAGCTCTCGCGCATCAAGGCCCGGCTCGACAAGGACAAGCGCGTCATCTACGTCCAGCGCCTCAGCGAGATCGGGGCCGACGCCTTTGAGGAGCTGCGCGACCTCATCAAAATCTACTACAACCCCGGATCAGCCCCGCCCACCCCAAGCAACCTCCCGCCCATTTCCCCCGACCACTTCACGATGCTGACCATGGCGATCGACTTCATGGAGAAGTTTAGCGGGATCGTGGACGTTCTCAACGGCGATGTGCCCCCTGGAGTGACCGCGGGCGTCGCGATCGACATGATGGTCCGCGAGGCCTCGACCCAGTTCAAGCCCTTTATCACGAGCCTGGAGCAGTGTGAAGTCGATTTCATGCGCGGCGTGATCAGCGAGTACGCCGACAAGTCCCCGCTGGAGCTCATGATCGGGATGGACCGCAAGGGCAACCCGCGCGGATCTGCAATGGACCGCGCCCCTGCCGCCCAAGCCCTGAGTCTGGAGGCACTGGCCGATGGCGGGATGGTGGACATCTACCTAGTGCCTGGATCTGGTCTCCCCCGGAGTGAGGCCGGAAAGAAGAGCGAGCGCACCGCCAACTACCAGGCCGGTCTCTATGGCCCTCCGGGAAGCCCCGAGGCGCTACGCCTCTACTGGGAGCTCACCGACGAGAGCGACTCGCACCGGGTTCTGGAGTCTCTCGGCCAGCAAGAGGAGAAGGCCGGGATTGTCGCCCAGCTTCAGGGGCAGATCGAGCAGCTCCAGCAGGCCCTTGCCGAGGCGCAGAGCCAGAAGCCTGCCTCCGACTCGCCCGAGGACCGCGCGAATCTTGCCGAGCACGCGCATGCGCTCAAGATGGAGGCCGACGCGGCTTCTGATGAGCGCAAGACAAAGACCGCTTTGGCGATGGAGATGCTACGGATGCAGGGCAATGCCGCCCGCGCCGCCGCAACTCCCGCCCCCAACGCTACGAAGACTCCCAAAGGGTAGCCTTCCGACCCGCGCTAATTGCGCACATCCAACTACCCGGCCTCAGGCTGGGTAACGCCACCAGCTCACACTGGCGGCAGTAGTCCACGAGCCTCGTGGACTAGAGGAAAACACTATGGCAGCACGAGCAGCACAGGCCCCCGCCGAGACCACCGAGACCGAAGAGCTAGACATGACCCCTGAGGCCCCAACAGGCCAGCCTACGGTCGATGTCGATGCCATCATTGGCAACGAACCCTTCGACCTCTCGGCGATCAAGTCCAAGAACGACGACCTTCTCCCACACGAGGCCGACCGGGATTTCGCGCCGGATGCCGTCAATGTCGGCGAGGAATCTCCCTTTGCCAAGTACCTTGGGAGGGATATCGTCCCGCTTGAGGACGAGACGCCTGACCCCGAGATCGACGCCACCGACGCCACGCCCCTAAACCCTGCCGACCCTGAGCTTGCTCAGATCGCTAAGGACCTGGGGATGAGCGTGGAGGAGCTTCTTGGAGCAGCCGCACCCGTGGCGACTCCAGAGCCTGCCACCGAGCCTGCGCCCGAGGTTCCTGCCGCAGTTCAGGCCCAGCTAGAGGCGCTTCAGGCGCAGATAGCCGAGCTCACCGCAAAGCAGACCCAAGAGGCCCAGGTCCAAGCGCTTGCCGACCAGGAAGCCCAGCTTGCGGCAGACAGGGCCAGCTACGAGGCCGCCCAACGGGAAGCCTACGAGGAGCAGTTCAGCCACCTGGACGACGAAGACCGAGAGGCCCTTGTCGATGCCAAGACCGAGGCGGACCTTCTACGGTGGGACGCACAGGTAAACCAGCGGCTGGAGGAGTCTCGTGCCCAGGTCCTGCGCCAGCAAGAGGCAATGTCGGCTATGGAGCGCGGATACACCGAGGTCAGCACTGCGCTGACAGCGGCAAACCCGACCATGGCGGTGGAGATCGGCCCCGATGGCTACCGGTTCGCTGACTTCCTCGTCGATACCCACCGGGCGGCAAGCCTGGCCTACGGCGCGGAGAACATCGGCCCGTTTGCCGACTACGCCAAGGCTTTCGAGGACGGAATCAAGGCCGTTCAGAAGAAGGCCTTCCAGCACGGGCAGACCACCGCGCTCACCCGGCTGAAGAAGGGGGAGGCCGCTCCCCCACCCCTGAGCACACGAGGCGGAGGCGGAGCACCCGCAACGCCAAAGTCCGGCCTTTCGCTCAGTGCCCTGAAAAACGAGAATCTCTTCGCCAAAGAGGGTTCCACAACCCGGCGCTAGTCCAAAGACACAACCACAAGAGGCCACTTCCCCCACGCGGGGAGGGAGGCCTCTTTGTTTTTGGTCTCCGCCCCGCGTGGCCCTTGTAGGCGACTGACCCGGCGCACCCGCGCCAAAAGGACACCCTACTCATGGCAATCATGAACTATGTGGATTTTGTGGCCAACGAGGAAAACCCCGTTAAAAACCGCATTATCGCCTACAGCTTCATCCGCTCGCGCTCCGTCCTCCAGGATGGCGACGTGGAGACCAACAACACGCTCTCGACCAAAGGGACCCGCATCATCGACCTGGTGCAGACCCCCGACTGGGTAGACCTTGAGGAGTCCCTCCCGGACATCATCAACAACCCTGAGCCCTGGTCTGAGCAGAAGTACCTCAAGGGCTTCAAGATCAAGGTGCCCCGCATCTTGGCTGAGTCCAAAGAGGGCGGTGGTCTCCAGACTCTCATGTCCAAGCAAGGTAAGGCGGCTCTGGCTGCCCACGCGATGGATATGGACTACCGGTTCTTCAACAACAACCGCCTCGACACGACCGACACCAAGGCCCGCAAGTGCTTCAACGGCATTCGCACCCGCCTAGGCACTGCCGGTCGCTCTGTCTACAAGATCCCCTCTGAGTGCAACATCAACGCGAGCGGGCTCGACATCCGGCCTTCCGTGGCGACCAAGGAAGGGATTTTCCAAATCCTTGTCTACCTTAGCAACGCTCTGGAGATCATGGACCGCGAGGACGGCGAGGGCGTGGTGTTCTACGCCAACGAGAACGTATGGTCTGTTCTGGAGAATGCCTTCGTCATTACCAACAACTCGCTCTTTGGGAACGACACCGACGCGCTGGGCCGCAAGATCCTCACCTACCGAGGCGCGAAGATCAAGCGCTGCGCCCGCAACGTGCCTACCTCGGGTGGCACCCAGACCTACGTCATCCCCAACACCGAGGCGGCGAGCGGCGAGGTCATCACGGGTAGCAACTTCACCTCCATCTTCGGCGTGGCCTACGGCAAGGGGTCCTTTGAGATCGAGCAGTTCAAAGAGCCCGACCTGGAAGACCCGGTACTCATGGAGAACCGCACTACCTACCAATCAGCCTTCCTCAACGGCTACGGCCTGATCCAGGAGTCCACCCGCTCCCTCGTGCAGATCCGCAACCTCCGCGCGGCCTAGCGTCCCCGAGGCCGGGAGTCTCCCGGCCTCCCTTCTTCCGCAAACAAAGGAAACAATCCTATGCGATCCGCTCTTTCTGGCGATGTACTCTACAGCGCCTCTGCCTTCTCCGCCGACGCAAACGGTGGATGGATTGCCCTCAACGGCAAACCGATTCCCTTTGACGGGCTCCCGGTCATGGTCCGCCTTCTGGGTGGTTCTGCCTCCGGTAGTGCTGCTACCGTCAAGGTCACGATCCAAGATAGTGCCGACGGCTCGACGGCAAACGCGATTCTTTTTGAGAAGACCTATACCATTGCGGTCGCCGCAACAGGGTCTGACTTTGAGGAAATCGCTCGCATCTCGACCCGCCTCGGCTACGTGAAGTGCACCCTGGACCTCACCGGAACCCTGGACGCCAACATCGACGCTTGGGTCGGCTTCGTGACCGGCGACGTGCCGTAGAAACAAGGAACCCCCTTCCCCCGGATAACGGGGGGAAGGGGGATTTGTGCTTATGAAAACAAACCCCAGGCCAGTGGAAAGAGGACAAAAGCAGTTACCGCTGCTCCTCCCGTCTGCTCCCTAGCGGAGCCTCTCCACCGGCCATCGTCCTCGTGATACACGCGAGGCAAGAGCAACATACCCCAAAGGCCAAGCCCATGCCACAGCCATCCGCCCCCGTCACCGCGCTTGCGTTTCGTGAGGCTGTCACTCCCGCCCTTACCACGACCATCTCCGCCTCGGACTGGCTTACGATCACCCCGCTCCAGCGCGAGCAGCGTGCCTGGGAAACCCTCATCGGTATCGCCGTCATTGGGGACTGGATTGGCAACCAGACCGCCGACCTCGTGAACTGGATTCGCGTGCAGATCGGCAACTTCAGCGGGCCGACGATTCCCGACAAGCCCATCGACCAGTGGTTTGAAGAGTGGTGGTTTAGCATTTTCTGCGAGCCGTTGTACTGGGCGACGAACTCCTCCGCGGGAGTCGGGCCGTAATGGATCCCAAGCGCTACCCCTGCCAAGCGGCGTGCCGGTGGCTTATGCAGCAGCTCTCTGGCGACAGTGGGCAAAGTGCTCCCCCGCTAGGTGCTTCGCTCTCTGACCCCGTGAGGATGACCATGCCCCCCGCTCCCGCTATTGCCATCGCTCACGCACTGATCGCCATTCTCGGAGCTCTCTCTATCGCCGTCGCCTACTACTCCAACTCGGTCATCAAGCGGCCCAGCCAAGAGGCGCGATACCGGCGAAACGCGGGGCTGATCTTCCTGCGCTCTGTGATCCCCGCGCCCGTGGCAGGGTGGCTCTGCGTGGCCTCGGTGAATCGCCTCGCTCCCTACACGACCGGCGACTATCGTTATGAGTGGGCAGTGACCTTCGCGGCAGGCACCGTGGCTATGGCGATCATTAAGAAGCTCTCCGCTGGTCTCATGGCCCAAGAGCTTCTCCCGACCAAGCTCTTGGGCCACCCATCAACAAGTTCTGCCCCTACCTCGGGCGAGGAAAACCCATGAGATATTTTCTCTGCCTGCTCGCTGTGGCGGGCTTTATCGTCGCTATCTGGCAGCGCACGCCCGTGATCATGCCGATAAGCACCTTCGTTCTTGTCGTCGGTCTCTGGCCTCACGCGATCCGCCCCGTGCCTGCTCCGCGCCTGCCTCAGAGCAGGCCCGCCAACACGCGGCCCGTCGAGCGCACGGGCACCGAAAGGAAGTCGGCATGAACGCCCTGTACCTCAAGTACTTCGCTGGAGTTCGCTGGGTTGAACTGACTCTCTCCGTTGCGGTCACCATTATTGGCGACCTTCAGCTTACCGTCCAAGGCGGGGGCAAGATCGACCAAAACGCCGTGCTTAAAGCCCTTGGCCTTGGCGCTGGCGTGGCGTGGGCCTACCTGCGCATTCCCAAGGATAAGTCCGCCTCCGCCCCCGTCGAGCCCGCTACGGCCCCCGATGGAACTTCTCTACCCCCCGGCGTCGATGCGACCGGTCCGGCTGATGACGCGCATGTCGATGTCGTTGAGAAGGTCATCACGGGCGTCATGCCGCCGACACTGGCCGCCGCCGCTCCTGAGCTCGCGGGTAATATCGCCAAAGAGTTGGGCCGAGTCCTCAAGAGAGGGATCAGATTCTGATGCAACGCTTTCGCACTCGCTCCGCCGCCATCGTCGCCATGGCTATCCCGGCTACCTTCTTCGCGCTGGTGATTGGGCTTGCCTTGATTTCAGGGAGGGTTCAGTGACAGCACAAGAAGCAATCGCCGCTCTCCTTGCGCAGTGCGCCGAGGACAAAGATACGCAGGAAAGCCCCAAGGGCTCCAACCGCGGCAAGCGCGTAGAGGCCATGCTCCGCAACACGGGCCTGGGCGGAGGCTACCCGTGGTGCGCTGCCGCCGTCGCTACATGGGGGATCGAGGCGCTAGGCAAAGCCTGGCCCGTGCCACACACCGCCGACTGCGACGCGCTCCTGACTTGGGCTCGTCGTCGAGGATGCCTCAAGCGCACCGACCCGCAGCCTGGTGACATCTTCCTGGTCTTGAAGTCGGAGACTGACGCGATCCATACCGGCATTGTGGTCCAGGGACTGGCCAACGGGCAGGTACTCACCTGGGAGGGTAACACCAACAACGACGGCTCGCGTGAGGGCTACCGCGTGTGCCAGCGCCGTCGGACGACCAGCAACCTCGTGTACGTGCGCTGGACCGAGGAAATGCACCTGCCCGAGGGACCGCCAGAGGCTAGGCCCGTGGAGACGCCTGCCTACCGCGTCTGGATCAGCCCCCATGGCGAGTTCCCCAAAGTGCAGATGCATGGCGGTCGGCCCTGTGCTCCCGTGCGCCAGCTCGTGGCCGCAATCCTCGGGATGAGCCTGGAGAACACGGTCGAGCGTGTGGGCTGGATCGAGACGCACCAGGTCGCCACGGTCAACGGTCGCGGGCTCTCTGGCACCTACCTGATCACCGACAACAACGGTCGCGCAACTGCCTGGGCTCCTGTGCGAGAGATCGCCGAGGCGCTTGGGTGCGTCGTCAGCGCGGGCGAGAAGATGGTCACTATCGGCCCCGCGCCGAAGTTGGCGGGAGAGTCGTAAATGCCTTACCAGCTACTAGAGACAATCACATTCGCAGGAACAGCCACAAGTCGCGGGGCCAGCTTTGACGGGTTCAGTCAGGACGGCGTAACCAGCGATACTTGGTGGAAGCGCTCTGGCTCCGGGACTGCGGTCCCTGACTCCCCTGGGAGCTTCAAGACCTACGCCCGCAAGGCCCTCACGGCGCGTCGTCATCGGGTCGAGTGGGACTTTGGCCCCTGGGCCTCGGGCTTTCGCTACCAACCGGCGTTTCGCCAAACAGGAACCCTTGTCAGTGGCGACACCTACGCGGCCTACTCGCTCCTGCTGACTAATGCTCAGTTTGGAATCCGCGCTAACCATGGGACTGGACTAGGAACCGACGCTAGCCTTTCAGTTACTGTGGGAGACCTCCACACGCTCCGCGCCGAGTTCAATGGCGACGGCACTAGCACGAGCATCACAGCCACCCTGCTCAACACCACGACCGGCGCGACCTTGGCAACTTCCTCGGTCACGGGCGACACTACGGCAGGACTCCAGGGAGTAGGGGCTTATGGATGGTACGGCGAGCCTAGCTTTGTCCCTTCTGGCTGGGAGATTCGCGAGATCCGTGTCTACGAGTGGATCGCCGACACGACCGCGCCAGTCATTGCCTCGGGCCAGATTCACCTGTCGGGCAATGTCGCCTCAATCACCGCGAGCGATGCCACCCTGCCCCTGACCAGCGCGACGCCCAACAACCTGACCGGCTTTACATTTGAGTACCGCGTCGTGGCTGGCACGGGGTCCTGGTTGTCGGCCACGGTCAAAGACGCCCGGATATCCGGCGTCTACGGGGAGAAGATCGCCTTCGCCCTAGCTGCGGTTTTGCCTCCCACCAGCGAGGCCCGCGTCTCCTACAACGCGGCAGTCGGAGACATCAAGGACTCGGCGGAAACCCCCAACGCGCTGGCGACGTTCAGCAATTTTGGCCTTACCAACGGCTCAACCACTGCCACGGGCGCAAGTTCAGAAGGTGTGCAGGTCATTGGCACTCGTGGCTTTGCTCGCACTAGCGCCAGCACGACGGCGAGCACGGGCAAGGAAGTCGCCACTCTCACGCGGCACGAGTTCCCTTACGGCGCGGCGGATGGCTGGAAGCTGGCGTACCTAGGCTACTCGGACGGCACCGCCTCTAGCCTCGTAGTCAACGGGGCGGCGGTCTGGGTTCAGAACCCTGGAGAGCCACAAGTCCGCTACCCGGTCACCTTCAATACGGGCTCAGCGACCGCGACGATTGCGGCCAACGCTGTGCAAGAATCCGATGGGCTTCTTGCCCTCCGGCCTGGTGCGGTGGTCTGGAGTGTCTCGCACGTCAAGCCCAGCTCGGGGTCAGTCAATCTCCCGTTCACAACCTTCGGTTACTGCCGCGAGAGTGCGACGGGCCTGGAGGACTACGACGGCGTTCTCTCGGGCGGGACGGGAACGGTCTCCACGGACTGCCTCCTGGGCGGTGGTTTTGCTCATGGAGCGTTTGCCACCACCGAAACTACGCTAGGGCTGGGCGGTTATGCCTTCCGGGGCTACCAGCCCGCGGCCCTGGTCGGCAAGTGCCATCCAACCTACACGGGCGAGAAGACCGCCATGGCGTGGATCGGGGACAGTATCAACGTCCAGAGCAACGACTACGGCGAGAAGGTTCCTGGTACGCTTGACCCTTATGCTGCGCGAGGCTGGAATGGTCGCTACTGCGCGGCAAGCCTGCCCTATGTCATCTTCGGGCAATCGGGAAGCGTGGCGACGGGCTTCATCAACGCCCTAGGAACGGCAATCTTTACCTACCTATTTGGCACAACCTCGGGAGACAGCGGTGCCAACAAGCGCAAAGTCACCCACCTCTGCGACGAGTACGGGGTCAACAGCCTCCGCGACTCAGCTCAGGCGACGGGGCCAACCTACTCAGACATGGATGCGGTCTTGTGGACGAAGCGATCCGATGTCGCCGCACTGGTCATCCAGCTTAATATCCCCTACCTGATGACAACCCTGACCCCCGTGGGCGCGAGCTGGATACAGGGGGCCATGACCATCGGGCAGATGACGACCGAGCGGGCTCAGTTCAATGCAAAAGTGCGGACCGACTACAGGACAATTGCCGGGTGCATTGGATACCTCGATCTTGCCAGCGCGGTGGAGACTGCCCAGGACAATAACACCTGGATCAGCGCCAATGACTCGGACTCGATCCACCCCAACCCATTGGGGCACGATGCGATGTCTGGAGTGTTTAGCCTCAGCTTCTTGCGCTTCCGTCCCAATAACGTCCCTGGAACAAGCAACCCTTCTGTCTCTGGCCGGACCTCAAGCGGTATCGGCAACTACCTCGGAATAGGATTCTAAAATGGCCAACAACCTCACAGTCAATACCGGGCGAACCGCCCGTACTTTTGCATCCGTCACTCCCGCAGGCACCGATCTCCCTGGTGGCGAGTGCGCCGCTCTCTATGTTGGCACAGGCGGCGATGTCGTCTGTCTTGACTCATCCAGCACCGTCGTTACTTTTAAGAACGTCCCCTCGGGCTCGACCCTCCCCGTGCGCACCGCGCGGGTCACTGCTGCCACAACTGCCACTGATATCGTGGCGCTCTACTAAGGACTACCATGACCAGAGGCGAGATGGAAGATGAGGTTGGGGCCGAGATGTCCTCGCACCTCGGGGATGCCGCCAGCCGCGACCCCATAGCCAAGCGCCGGGCGGTCTGGCGGGCGGTGGATGAGATCGCCGAGCGCACGGACTGCCTGCACAAGGGCCGACTCCTTTCGATTGTGGCCGAGCAGGCCTCGTACTGCCCCACGGGCCTGAGGCGAGTCACGGCGGTCTCGTGGAAAAACGCGGCGGGCGACTGGTACGGAAACCTGCCCGTGCGCACGAGCCACGAGATGGACAAGGGATACCCTTACTGGCGCAACCACCCCACAAGCGACAACGCTCAGGTCCTCGTGGTCACCGGCCCCAACCGCGTGACCGTCTGGCCTACCCCAAGTGTCAGCCGCGCGGGGGCGATTCGCTTTGAGGGCTACTGGAAGCCGGGCGAGATATGGAACCACGACGCGATCACGGGCGCGGACATTGCCCCGGCCCGCTCTGACGTGTGCCCTCTCCCCTCGTATGCCATCACGGCGGCCATCGAGAGAGCAAAATGGTACTTTGCCAAGGCGCTGCGAGTCAAGAATCCGGCCATCGCGCCCATCATCGGCGACCTCGATCGCGAATCCACCCGGCTCATCGGGATTGTGGAGAGCGACACGGCCAAACACTGGCAAGCGCTAGGCAAGGCTCCTCGTAGCCTCTGGAGGGGATAATGGCAGTCGCTGTATCAGAGCTCTCGACAAGCACCCTGCGCGAGCTCAACGAGGCCTCCAACTCGACACTAGGCAGCGTAGGCTCCGGCACGGGAAGCGAGGATGTCACCACGCAGGCGACCCTCTACGACTACCTGACCCAGGCCCAAAACGAGTGGGTTGAGACCGCCTACCCTCTCATGGGGTCCGCGACCTACACCTGGCCCTCGGGCGCAAAGACCAAGGGCTGGGGCGCGTTCACCTACCCCTCGGGGCAGGGCCGACTCTTCGGCCTTCGCGCCATGGCGATGGGAAGCACGCTTGTGGCCCTGGACAGGATCGGGCTGGCTGAGCTCAAGGCAAGCATTCCGGGCTATGAGTTCGTCGCCAGCGGCACCCCGGTCTACTACTACGAAGAGCCCTCTTTCGTCGGAGTCCACCCTGCCCCCTCCAACAATACCGCGGCGAGCCTGTACGGCGTGTGCCTTCCGGTCCCTATCGGCGATGGCACGGGCGGCACGACGAACTCAATCGACTTCATGCCCGATGACCTCATTCGGCGCGTGCTCCCTCTGGCGGCGGCGATTCTCCTGGCGCAAAAGGCATTCGATGACCCGAGTATCTTTGGGCGTCTGGATCACCTTATCGCTCGCTACGTCCCGCTGCGCGACCGCTACCGGGCAGGTGTGAGTGAAGAGCTTCGCACGCATCTGCGTATGCCTGAGATTCAGGCAAGGCGACGCTAGTGGAGACGCGCTTCGCCGCCTCGGATCGCCCCGCGTGGGCCTTGATGGCGGTCACGACCCGCCTGAGCGATGGGTCCGTAGGTAACACGTCCACGGGCGAGACAGGGGCCGCCTCAGTCTCCTCCTCGGGGACGTGTGGCTATCTAAGCCCTACGGCCTACCTCACGGCGCAAAATCGTCTCGGGACGATTCATTCGGTCACGGGGGCGTCTTGGGCCTTGCGCCTGACCGAGGCCCTCTCGGGGGCTGGCGGAACTCCCTGCTCCTCGACGTTCATCGCCAGCTCTGAAGCAAGCATCACGATCGAGGCCTACCTTTCGGGCGCATGGGTAGAGGTTTACTCGGGGTCGCTGACCTGCCCAACCATCCCGGTCTCGCTGGGAGATTCAAACTACATCGAGCTCACGGGCTCGACAACTTGGGACGCGGTTCTCTCCTGCGACCTACGGGCCGTCGTCGCCTTCAGCGGCGAGATCTGGAGCATTACCCAGAGCGGCACGACCCACACGGCCACGATTCTTCTCACCGACCTCAGGTTCACGGCGACCGATACCTCCGTCGCCTGTTCTGGATCAGGGGGAAGTGGTGGCGACGGGGGCAGCGGCGGGGGCGACTCCTCCGCCGACTGCGTGTACACCGACGATGATTCTTCCTCGTGCAGCTACTCCAGCGATCCAGACTCGTGCGGAAGCACGGCCCCCCGCTGGCACGAGAACAACCGCCTTTGGCTAAGAAACGAGTTTTAACAGATGACACTACTTCAGTACATCAACACAGACCCGGACGACCTCGGCCTAGCCGCTATGGTGGCCGAGGGTAGTCATGAGGGGATCGCGCAGGCCATCAACGAGCCACGGTTCCCCAATGGTTTCTATATCTCTCGCGACGACCTAGAGGTATTTGCCATCGGGGATGGTATTGCGGCGGCGGCAGAGCTGACGGCCCAGAACGCGGAAGCGCCCACACAGCTCCGCGCTGCGTGCCTCAGTTTCACCAAGCTCCTCGCCTCTAGCCGGTTTCCCAAACTTCGCCTTGATGCCCCCTCCACACTCGGCATGAGGGCTGCGTTTGTCGCCGCAGGAATCATGACGCAGGAGCAGGACGATGCCCTCGGAGCACTAGGCGAGCAGTACATCTACAGCGTAGCCGAGAGGGAGAAATTCGGCTCGGTGACCGCCGCGAGTGTCTCCATCGCGCTGGAAGGGGGCGCATAATGCCTAACGCAATTCTAACTAAGATGGTTGCGTCTGCTGACTTTACCATCACGCTTAATAACCTTGCTAACTCAACCACAGCAGGCCAGCAGTCCACACTGGTATCCAACAGCAGTAACTATCCCGCAGCCCTAGTGTTTATCAAATTCACAACGGGTGCGAGCGCACCGACAGCAGGGAGCGTCATAGAGGTATTCTTGCTCCGCTCCAATGGCACAATAGCTGACGACGGGGCAGGCGCTACCAATACGTCCCTGACAATTGAAAATGCCCCCTTGCTTGGGACGATAGTAGTCCTGACCAACGGAACGAACAAGGCTCTTTATGGAGTGTTCGACACCGCCGCGCTTGGGCCACTTGGCGGGACGTGGGGTATCGCGCTGCGCAACCAGAGCGGGCAGACCTCGAACTCCACGGCAGGCAATTTCGCGGCCTCTTATCAGTATTACTACTCGGAGGTGCAGTAGCTTTGCGCCCGGTAGTTCCAGTGCGCCCCCTGCTCAACAGACGGCACCCACTAGCAGGGCGGATTGTCGCGTGCTTCGTGCCGGACAAGGCGGGGATGATTGACCTTGCCAGCGACTTGAGGCTGCTCCCCATCAACTCCGCAACCACCGTACCGTCCCCGTTCGGGCTGGCCACGAACTGCGTGGGCACAACAGGCACAACCAGCCGAGGAGTTCGAGCCACCGCGCCGGGGTATCTAAGGCTCTCGTTTCCGCTCACCCTCATCTGGATTGGGATTCCAAAAGGCACGCCGGACAACAACAGCAATCTGGCCTCTATAAATTTCGGGGCTACAGATATAAACCCCTTTGTGTGCTGGGGCATGAACATTACCTCTTCTGGAAACGTGCAGGCCATTGGCAACACGGCGGGGAGTCTGTTCACTCTGGCAAGCACCTTCAACCTCAACAGTAACGCGGGGAAGCTGACGGTTATCTCTACCCGCTTCCGTTCTGGGGCCATTCAGATTCGGGCCAATGGTTCAGTGGTGGCAACCGGCACAACGGCCCTGACCACGCCGAACTACAGTTCGAGCAGCCCGATAGAGGTTGGAACCTACCAGGGCGTAATGACTCGAAACGCGAACCACTGGACTCTGGCAGTAATAGCTATCAATGGCCCCCTCTCGGATTCTTGGGAGACTAGCATACACAGGAACCCTGGGCAACTATTCACCCAGGCGACTCTGTTCTCGGTGGGCAAGGCCTCTGCCGCGTCGTGGTACAGGTGGGGCAGATTGCGGGATGAACAAATTATGTCGGGAGGTATCAACGGATGAGCAAGGTAAAAATCACGGCGGGAACTACCTCCTACAGCGTGGAAGTTTTCATAGCCGACACCAGCAGCAGTACAGGCGCAGGCCTCACGGGCCTTACGAGCGCCACCAGCGGCCTCACCGTTGAGTATCGGCGGCGGGGGCAGTCTAGCTGGACTGCTATAACCCTCGTTGGCTCGGGTGGCGGTAAGACGCTGGGGACATGGACAAGCGGCGGATTCCTCTCTGATGGGCAGGGAATGTACGAGCTGGACTTGCCTAACGCTGTGCTCGCTTCGGGTGCGACGGGAGCGTACGTGAGGCTTTACGGGGCCGCGAATATGCTCCTGACTATACTGGAGATCGAGCTTGACGCCGTAAACTACCAGAGTGCAACAGACTTCGGACTGACAAATTTAAACGCTACAATATCCTCTCGCATGGCTACATTTAGCCTGCCGACGAACTTTTCTAGCCTAGCTATTACCGCAGGCGGGGCAGTTACGGCAGGGACGGTTTCGGACAAAACCGGCTACAGCCTCTCTCAGTCGTTCCCCGCAAACTTCAACCTACTCTCTATCGCTGGCTCTGGCAAGGTGGCGGCAACACTGTCGTCTTCCGATGTCACAGGCAACGTCCCTTCTCTCGTCAACTCGATGGCCGCAGACGTACTCACCTCCTCTGCTTTGGCCTCCAGCGCCGTGGCTGAGATTCAGTCAGGCCTCTCTACCCTGGACGCGGCAGCAGTGAGGACGGCGCTAGGCCTCGCCTCGGCCAACCTGGACACCCAACTCTCCACCATTGCGGGCTACCTGGACACCGAAATCGCCGCGATTCTGGCAGCCGTCGATACCGAGGTGGCGGCGATCAAGACCAAGACCGATCTCATCTCAGGCACCCCGGCAGTGCCAGGCGACGCCATGACCCTCACCAGCGCTTACGACGCGGCCAAGACAGCCGCCTCGGCAACCAACCTGGCCACGGCTCAGACGGATATCACCACGATCAAGACCTACACGCGAGATCTTCCCGTCATGACCGAGAACGATGGGACT